CTTCAACCATGTTAAATGTCCTCCGTTTGTATGATACCATAATTAGTTGTGATTAATGTTCCAGCACAACTCGCCGCATTCTGGAGAGCGGTGATCGTCACCTTCGCTGGATCGATAACTCCCGCTTCCATCATGTTGGTCGCTTGGTTAGTTAAAAAATTCCATCCACAGTTTGTTTCCGAATCGGACAGAACATTTTGCACAATAAGATCTGCGGACTCCCCAGAGTTTAACGCCATCTGCCTAATGGGCTCTTCGCACGCCGCTCTGATGATCGTAGCACCTAACGCTTGTTCTGTGCTATTTGTCGTTACGACTAGCGAGCGCGATGCTCTAAGGAGTGCAATGCCACCGCCAGGGACGATTCCACCTTCTTGAGCAGAACGAACTGCTTCAAGTGCATCTTCGATCCTGTGTTTGCGCTCAGTCATCTCTACCTCGGTTGTGCCACCGACATTAATAACTGCCACTCCAGAGGATAATCTCACTACCCTTCCTTGAATAGTGTCGCATACTGATAATGAGTCAGTTTGTTTAATCTCGCTCTTGAGTGATTCGATCTTTACTTCCACCGCCTCGTAGTCACATGCACCACCAACGATTGTTGTGCTATACTTATTACTCTCAATACTCTTCGAAGAACCCAAGTGTGACATTCGTGTCTCGGAAAGTTTAACGCCACTCTCTCTAGTAATAAAGGTGGCGCCCGTAGATAGCGCCAAGTCTTCAAGGGTGTTGCGGCGCTCTTCTCCATAGTACGGTGCTTTGATTGCCGCAACCTTGAGAGAGCCCCTCATCGCATTCATAATTAAAGCTGCGAGGGCTTGTCCTTCTACCTCTTCTGCAACAATAATGAGTGGCCTACTTTCTCTTGCTACCATCTCTAAGACTGGCAGCACATCTTCTACTGCTGAGATCTTATAATCTGTGACGAGGATAAGCGGATTCTCATGATACATGGTTGCGCGACGATCATCTGTAATGAACGCCCCGGCGCTGAAGCCTGAGTTGAACCGGAAGCCTTCGGTGATGTCTAGACTAGTCTCGGTTGAGCGTGACTCTTCAATAGTAATCGAGCCATCTTGTCCAACCTTATCTAATGCTGTCGCAATAAGCTTTCCAATCGTCGAATCATTGTTAGCTGATATAGTTGCAATCTGTTCAATATCATCGATACTGGTGATGGGAGTAGACAGGTTCTTTAGATTATTAACCACCTCTTTGGCCGCTAGGTCGATGCCACGCTGAAGCTCTGTTGGAGAGACGCCAGACGTAACAAACCTTTGGGATTCTCTAAGGATTGCCCGCGCTAGAACCGTCGAGGTAGTCGTTCCATCGCCGGCTTCGTTGTTAGTCTCAATCGCTGCTTGGCGAATAATCTGTGCGCCGGCATTTTCAAATGGATCATCAAGGGCGACAAATTGCGCGACAGTGACACCATCTTTTGTAATGAAAGGCGTTTGTCCCTTCTCTTGTAGCAAGACATTTCGACCTCTCGGTCCAAGCGTGGAAGCTACGTTGTCTGCTAATACGTTGGCTCCTCTAATAATTTTCTGCTGTAATGTTTGGTTATCCGAATATTGTCTGGACATTGACACCTCTTGTAGTTATTCTTTATTATAGCCCCGAAACACTAAAATGTCAAGCATTATTTGTCAGTTTGTAAGATTTCTTTGGAACTAATATTATTTGCGTTTTCAACAGAAGCGCTAGCCAAGGAATCGTTCTCAAGTCCTCCAGCAAAGAAGCTGTTAAGGCTGTCTGAAAGGATCTTAAGGGACTGGAATATTTCAGTCACTTCATCGTTGAGCACTTCGCGAACATCTCCAACAATCTTGCCGACTTGAGCGCGACCGATCGTAATTGAGCCAACAAACTCTGTGTTTGTTGGTTCGCCGCTGTTTAGGGCTTGGGTTTGGTTCAGTTCAAAGTGCATTGTTTTCAAGTATCCATAGCTGCTTAAGAGGGCTTGCTTTTTCTGTGCTGATCCAAGCATCTTATATTGGCGCGCTGATTCTTCGGGAGAAAGGAACTCTCCGCTCTTGAGCATATCTTCAATTTGTTGGTTTCTCTCACTTTTCTTTGCCTTTGCTTTTTGTGAAGCAACAACATCGTCATTCGCGCCAACAATCAGATCTCGCAGTACCGAGTGAATCTGCGGCAAAGCTGAGTAGCGTTGCTTCACCCATGCCATGGTCTCTCTCTTCCCCATCGAGACTCGTCCGCGTACCTTGGAGCCGTTAAATAAATCATCATTCTTCTCCCATTTAAGGGCGTCCGTGAGCTTTTTAAAAGCCTCATCGTCTACATTCCGAATTGGGTGCTCAGGGTTTTCGTCAGAAAACTGTTCGATACGGCGGTACAGGGCTTTGTCAAATATCGGGGTCAGTTCCTCGGCTGACAATGCTTTATCGGCGCTGGCTAACCCAAGCAACTCAGGGGCGCCGGCTTGCTGGCCAGAAGACAAAGCACTGATGACGATTTGGGGCATCCTTATTACAAACGGATTCCTAGAATTCAAAAGGATATCGGCGATATTTGCCAAATTGAAGTCAAACTGATAAAAGTCAATCTTTCCTTCTAATTCTAGCCCCTTGCCTTCAAGCGTCTTGGTACACACAACATAGCGCATGCCGCCGTTAATTGACTCCGGGTATGCTGGCTTGACCATATCGTTAACCAAGTCGGTGTAACTTCCGCCAACAAGTAAACCTCCCTCTCGATACAATTTCAAACTAACAGGAATTGTTTGACCGGAGGCGCGGTCAAGGTAGTCAGCGATCGTTGCGTTACCTGTGGGTATCTGCTCTCCATCTACCAATGCTGCTAGAAAGGATTCGAAACTAAACCCAGCCGATGATGCGTTAAAGTTTGTGATAACTTTCGTCAAAGTCTTATAGAAGACAAGATAGGAGATTGCCTGCACAATACGTGCAGTGCGATCATCGCCCGCTTTTTCAGTCACCATTGAAAGACCGCTATCGTAAAACTCTGATACACTGCGGATCTTGTCTGCGAAATCGGATCCTTGAATATTATTAAGGTAATTTTCTAACAATTGTCTTTGGGCGCCCTTGATCTCAACACCCTCATCAGTGGTTCGAACATCAGACCAGCCAATCTCTGACACCTCTATATTGGGGATCATCTTTAAGACCATTTCCAGTACTGCCTCATCGCTACTGGGAAGATCTGGTGGTGCCACTTCTTCATTGGTTTGCGAGGACATCACCTCCTCAACCATCTCCAGTAGCGTACCTATATTGAGTTTGCTAACCTCTTTCAAATATTCTTCTTTTATGATCTCAGATAATTCAGACATGCTCTTCTCCTTAAATAATTATGTCAGCGATGCCCAATTCGACAGCTTCTTCGGCAGTTAAATAAACATTTACTTTGCGTTCAAGCATTTTCTTGATTTGAGACTTTGTCATTTTAGTGTTGGCTGCCAAGCAACTGATATACATGTCTTGGAGTTGTTCGATTGCTTCCATCTCATTTATCATGTTGTGTAGTGATCCATGGTTGGCGCCCAAGACCGAGTGGATCATAACACGACAATTTGCGCCAATCTTGCGCTTACCTTGTGTTCCGGCGGCCAAGATGAGTACTCCGGCTGACATTACCTTGCCCATTCCGATAGTGTGTATCTCATTATTCTCTTTCACGTTACGCATAATATCATATAACGAAAACATATCGTCAGCCGAGCCGCCATATGTTGACACGTAAAAATCAATTGGCTTTCTTTTCTCTGGGTTTGAATTCGCGTATAGGTGGTCCAAATACAACAACCCATGAATGACCTCTGCAACTTTTTCTTCGGTTACATCACAAAATAAGCCGATGGTGTTCATCGGATCGGGCTCTTCCGCGAGCATCTCCTCGCTCAAGGAAGACGGATCGAGAATAACGATCTTTTGGCCGGCATCTTGTGGGGCTGTGTTTTTTGGCTCTTCCGCTTCTACTTCAAGCAATGTCTTGATTGCTTTTTTGATCTCTTTAATCATCTTCTTAGATTCCTTCTTTGTTGATAAAGTGTTTTATGTACTCGATACCTTCTTCGTTCAAGAAGCGCATTGCAGAATCCCAGTCATCGTACTCAATAAGGTCACGATAAAACTTGGGGTGCATATTAATTACCTCCCTAATCGACTTATCTTTATAAAGTTTTATCTCAGCATCAAAATTTAATTGATATGCTTTAACATTTCGCTCGCTTTCTTCCCTGAGTCGCAGTTCATTAAGACGCATAGCTTTGGTATATTCCAAGCTCTCTACCCCTCTAACAATTGTATACAGCGAGAGACAATGTGAAATCTTGAGCATTACAAGCCCTAGACGTATTTCCTTGAGGAAATAAAATGTTTTGCAGGTAAGATACCCGAACGCAAAAACTAACAGATATAGCCACCAAATATGTCCCATGTATGCTCCAAAAAATTAACCACTAGTAAAGACTAGTGGTTAATATTATAACAGGCTCGATGTCTTTTGTCAAGTTATTTAGTGAGTCTCTTCATGATTCTCTCAGCAAGCTGATTGACGATCTCTTCCTTCTTACTCTCAGCTTGAAGGCGCTCAGCGACACGGCGTGCCACCTCTGCGACGAGGTCGTCATCTTTGTCATCGCCTTCTTCATCATCTTCGCCTTCCATCATTGGCTCTTCGTCGGGTGGCTCGGTATCACCTCCTTCGAGTTCCGCGTCCATTGCCATTTCTGGTTCTTCTGGCTCCAAGTCCATCTCGCCTTCAGCCTCTCCTTCGCCACCCATTGCAGCACGGAGTTTATCGGCCAAATCGATAATTGCTTGTGCTTCATCGTCAGAAAGCTCCATGTCACCTTCTGGCTCAGCATCTAAAGCTGGTTCGTCGTCCATTGCTGGCTCGTCGTCCATGGGTAATTCGTCAACAGGGGCTTCTTCCGCACCCATATCAGGTGGACCCATGTCCATTTCTTCGTCGTCCAGTTCATCATCGCGAGCAGCGGGTGGTTGTCCGTACCCCATCTCTTGAATCTTCTCCTCGCCAAGCGGACGCATGCTAGCGAGTTTCATAAAGCGGCGAAGTTCGCCCTCTGTTAGTAAAGTTTTACGAGCCATTATAAAATCTCCTTAAGGTTTTGCGAAACTCAATTGTAAATAGTGTTTAGTTGCTTATAGTTCCCTAAAATTCAAAACAACTTAAAATATTAGTGTTTTTAATCTTCCCAACTGCTTTCGTTTCTATCTGTTTTACTCTTGCAAATGATATGCCAGAGCGTTCAGCAATTTCACGTAAAGTCATTGGTCCGTTTTCATAAATAGATATCAAAGCGCAATTATGCTCTTTTTTAAAATCTATCCACATTCGGCATTCTTTATTAGGGCATGCCGTTTTTAGTTCTCTGCATTTTCGAGAACAAGATAGTAGACCGTCTTTAGTCATAGTTCTGGATGTTCCTCTTCGATCAGGTCGAATATGTTATCGATCTCTCCGTCGGTAAATCCGAAATCACTAATCTTCTGTTGCCCATCGGAACGAAGCTTCTTAGACTTTGTTTTACGCTCCTTGGACAGAGAGCTTATTTCGTCAACATAAGATTGTATTCTATCATCTCCTGCAAGATACGCGGTTATTAGCGAGCGAAAGAACTGTGATTGCTTTAGTCCATCATGCTTCAGCTTTAAAACCAATTGGGCATGCCTGTGATCATTCTCGGTGAACACTATCCGCTTCGTTAGTTTTCCGTATTCTATTTCTGTTGACATCACCACTTCCTCGTAGTGATATGTGTGTGACTTTCGGACAGACCAGAGGTGGTTTGTATAAGAAACTGAGCCTTTGCCTGTAGTTCATTTAGATTTTTGGCTCCGGAGTATGAGAACCCGGAGCGTACGCCTCTTTCAATGTCCTCTAAGATTTTTCTGACTGGGCCACGAAAAGGTATTCTACTGGTGACACCTTCGAAGGAGGAATATTTTCCACGCCAACTCATTTGTGCTTCTTTGGATGCCATTCCTCGGTACTCTTTCCAAGAATGACCTATTGAATCTTTAATTACTGATCCGGGTGTCTCGGTCGTACCCGCTAGCAGTGAACCACACATAACAGCGTCAGCACCGGCAGACAGAGCTTTTACTATATCTCCAGAATTGCGAAGACCTCCGTCAGCAATAATAGCCACATCGCGATCCGTCTTAGCACAATCCATAATAGTCTGCAAGCCGGGTACCCCGTGGCCAGTTTGGATTCTGGTCGAACAGATAGAGCCGCCGCCGATATTGCAACGCACAGAGTCTGCTCCCCAGTCCGACAGGTCATTAACACCCTCAAGAGTGGCGACATTCCCTGCCATAATATGAATACTATCATCAAGATTTCTACGTAAATGATGGAGAGCTTCCTTCATTAACACATGGTGGCCATGTGCAACGTCTACACATATAAATGTTGCCCCCACCTTAGCCGCACACAATGCGCGTTCCAAGAAGTCGCCCGATACTCCGACTGCTACCCCAACATTGGTGGCGCCAGAACGAAGTGCTTCCGACAAGTGGTTGGTCTGTTCAGCAATTGTATTGTAGCGATGGATAATTGCGGCGCCGCCTATGGCAGACAACTCAATAGCCATCTGGCTTTCAGAAACTGTATCCATCGGAGATGAGAATACCGGAAGATGCAATTTGAGTTCTCTTCCTAAATCGGTCTGAAGATCAATCTCGTCCCTGCTCTTTATATCTGAGTACTGGGGCTGTAGTAATACGTCATCATATGACAGGTTATACTTTTGATTCACTTTATTCTCTCTTGTTCGATAAAATTCTTTATATCTCTAACTTTATACCAAGTCTTCTTATGGGGGTCTTCTGGTTCCGGCATGACTTTGTGCTCCGCGAGCATACGTGGAGGTAAATCTGGGTTTGGATTTATTGCTATGATAGTGGGTACCCCGGTGAAGCTTAGCCGTTTTTCAATAGATGGATCGTCATCAACATTGTATGCATAAAATACTATATTGGGATCTAGCTCATACTGTTCTGCGATGGTCACGAAGTACTCCTGTAGTGAATGGCACATGTGGCAACTATTTGAATAAAATTTAACTATACATGTCACCGGTGTGAGTACTCGATTATTTAAAATCTGCTTGAGTCCGTCTTCCGAAATTCTTGTTACACTCATTTTTCTCTCTCCTCTCTAAATTCTTTAACTGCTGTTTGAGCCTTGTTCCAGCACTCTGGGCAATAAAGCCTTACTGTGTCCTTATCTTTAATAACGACATTCCACGTAAAAGCCATGGCTTTGTCCTTCTTATCAAAGGGTTTTAAACACGCCAGACATTCGTCTGGCAAATTTTGAAACATCGCTACCTGATCAGAGATGTCGTTCTCCTTGCCGACCTTCGCTGCCGCTCGTCGTTGCTTTCGGTTCATCTACTTCTTTCCTTTTTTTGGCTTTGGCTTAGACACCTTCGGCTTCAGTCCTTGGGACTTTCTAAAGGAAGAAGATCTTTCAGCCAAGTCCTTATCGGTGATGACCGCTTCATCGGGCGCTTCTTCCTCTGGTTCCGGCTGCTCAACAACGGCTGCAGCTAATTTCTCGGCATCAGTGAGAGCCAGAATTGACGGCTTATATTGTTGAAGTGTCACCATGGCTCCCTCAAGTTGGGCCATCTTAGCTGCGCAGGTACTAATCGTCTGAACGGTTTCGGACGTGGCTGGATTATGGACTGCATCCTTAATTAGCGCATATTGCTCTAGCGCCATTGCTCGCAGTTTTTGGATTGCTGCATTTAAAATATCTTCGGTCATTGTTTTTCTCCTTACTTATTAATGCCTTCTACTCTCCACAACTCATCGCCGCCGTCAAATACTACGACCGCTGATGGGAATGGTGCGGAATTCTTACTATCGCCAAACTTTAGGCGGCCCTTCACAAAATGAATCTCTGATGCTTTCATCACATACTTGTGCCAATACTTTGTATCGGTGCGGGCTGGGATTAGCATCACAACCTTTGTATCATTCTTCATAGCTTCATTATAACCTTTTTCGATCCACTTGTCAATACCTCTTCCATATGGAGGGTTAACAAAGCACGTAAACCCTTCCCAGTCTTTCTCCAATCCGTTCTCGGACTTGGTGAAGAAGTTAGCACACTTTGTGTTGTGGGTGCTTGCACAAGGATCCAAATCGAAAGGACCAAATCTCCAACTTAGCTTGTCGAAAAATTCTTGGGGTGTTGCCCAATTGCCAGTCTTTGAACTGAACATTACCTGTTTTGTATTCTTATCCATCTGTGCTCCCCAAGGCGCCACTACCGCGACCGCTGATCGTAATAGCTTCAGCATAAAGCTGCTCTGTCGTTGATTCTTGCGCGTTGAAATGTACCACTGGAGTCATTACAAGCTGTGCAATTTTATCGCCTGGAGTGACAAACTGAGGCTCTCTACCGATGTTGTGAAGATCGACGAATACCTCTCCGCTATATCCAGAGTCAACAACGCATGCTCCAACAATCAGTCCTCGGCGAGCAGCTACACCAGAACGATTCTTTACCTCCAACATATAGCCGTGAGGTATACCAAATTTAAGCCCAGTGGGGAACAAGCTGGATGTTCCTGGCGACAGCCACTTGCCAGCAGCATTTGCTTCTTCTGGGCAATAGAATACATCAAGGCCGGCATCAGAGGGGTTGGCGCGCTGGGGTGTTCGTGAGTTGTGGCGAGTCTTAGAATATTGAATAATCAACTCTCACCTCCATCATTTCCAGAAATCATATTAAAGTTCTCAACAACTTCGTCGATGTTGACCTTGCCCTTAAAAAGGCGATACGCCTTTACGGCTGCTCGAATCTCATCAGTATCTAGCCAGCCATTTTCACGAAATTCAGTTCGCAAGTCACGCTTCTGATCCTTATAAGGCTCCATTGCCTCCTCAATTGCTACCAAGGAACGAATATATTCCCTAACGTAGCGCTTTCTCTCTTCATTTGTTGTGGCCATCTGACCCTCCTTTTGTGTTTACTTTATTAATATAACAGATGTTGGACGCAATGTCAACAACTTATTCTGTATGAATCTGAAAAACTTGTCGGATAAAATTTCTTATCAAGTGATCTCTCTCTTCGTCACTCTCAAGTTCTGAGAAAATGAAGTTGTATGTAGACTTGGCGTGCATGACTCGTTGTTCAATTTCAATGTTCTCTTTCTTCATCCAGCGTGTTTGCTGGGAATAATTTTTGGGGGTTGATATTTTTAATTGTGTGGCAATATCAAGTAAAACATAATATTTTCTGTCCTCAAGTGACTTCTTGGCTTTTTGGAACATATTTATGCTGGTCTGACGTTCTGCTGCTGATATATCACTCTGCAGTCTGTCAGGGTGAATCTTAAGGGCGATTCGCTTAAAGAGTCGGGAGAAGGCTTCGTGTACTGCTATTTCATCGGCAGTCATTTGGTACTCCTTTTCTTTATCCTTCTCGGAGGAACCTTTGTGCAGAGTTATGTCCGTATCATTCGCTGGTCCCACTTGGGATTCTGGCTCGTGTTCCTCGCTTGGTATTGTTTTTTCAATATTGTATAACGTATTTACTCTTTCACGGTTTTGGTTATTTAATTCTGAAATATTAACTCCGCGCTTGGCGCAATATTGCTCATAGTATGCCTGAAATTCTACCGCATACTCTTTGCTTATCTGTTCTATGAATCCAAGCTCTTCGTAATTATATCGAAGCTGCCCCAGAGCGCGTTGCCATTTAATTCTTTTAGTAACCGACATACCATAAGTAGAATCACTTAAAGCTGAATTGAATCTTTGTTTCTATTTTTAATTCTGGGACACGTACCTCATTCGCGAGATTGTGCTTTTTGCACTCATTAGAATCTAAAAACCAATCAGCGTGACCCTTATCGTGCACAATATCAAGAAAGTATTCCTCGTGGTGGCCACAATTAACAGCCATCATGCGATAAATCTTCTGGTTAAGGCGGTCAGTTTCCTCCGCGCTCACTTTAACCTCTTCTACTTTGCCCCATGCCATCGAACTAACGTCGTGAATCATTAGAGTCGCGTCGGGATCCATATATCGCATCCCTTCCTTGCCGAAACTAAAGAGTATGGCGCCACATGACATAGCTTTGCCCTGCGCAATTGTTGCTACTGGAATTCGGCTGTGTTTGATGTCGGATATCATTGACATGAGGCTGTACACTTGTCCGCCATAGCTGTCAATAACGATCGGTACCACGGGCTGTCCAGTATTCTGCGCTTTTGACATCAAAGACGAGAAGGACTTTGCTGCGGCTTGATCAAATTTGTTAACGCGGATTACAATCGGCAAATCATCAATGAGCTTAGGTTCTTTTAATAATGGACTAAACGTCTTAAGTATATTCATGTGTTCTTATCCTAATAATTTAAATGTCTTGCCGACAGCATAGGTTGAAAAGCCCCAGTTCTCATCATACTTCAGGCGCGCCATGTACGGGCGATTCAAGTGAACTCGGTCCTTCTCTGGTTTAATGCCCCAGCATCTAATTCTAGTTAGTTCGTTGTTGGAGTCAATGACTTCGACGATCCAGTAGTCTTTACCCTTCTTTGTTTTCTTCGGCACAATCTTACGGGGAATGAACCAACACACCTGCAGTTCTTGATCAAACTCAGAGATCGGAGGAATAAATTTATCGTGCAGCCTTTGAATAGTCTCAGGCTTGATAACCAGATTCATTGGGAATACTCCAGTTAAGTCTGACTTAAACTGGATAATTTCTGACTCGGAGAAGTCTCCTTCTGGTCGATATAGATCGATATTCTCTCCGAGCTTTTTTAGATTCTTAGGTCGGTCGACAATACATGCTGACCAAAAGTGTTTGCGCCCTGTAAATCGGTCGTCCACAATCTTGTCCAAGGCTCCGCCGCGGCATAATGCATCTAAGCACTTCTTGTTCAACTTCGAGTAAGTTATACCCTCGTTGAATAATAGTTCTTCTGCATTGTTTAACGGTCGATTAGCGAGAATCTGTTCAATAGCCGCCATTCCCAGACCCTTGATCGATGTCAGAGGCTGAATAAGTGTCTTGGCATCTTTTGAGATCTCCCACACTGTCCCAGACTTGTTGACGTCCAAAGGTGCGATGTCGAATCCATATTGCTTGGCAATATTAATAGCTTTCTCCTTCCGCGTCTCTGGTTCTTTATCTAGGAATGCTGCCATCCATTCTGCTGGATAGTAGTTCCACAGCCAAGCGCACTGGTACGAAATAATTGAGTAGCTTACAGCGTGCGACTTGTTGAAGCCGTAGCCAGAGAAGAATTCAAACTTGTCCCAGAGTGATTGCGCTTCATCGCGGGCGATGTTATTCTCAACGCAGCCCTTGATAAACTTGTCGTGCAACTTACCCTTTACTGAGCCCTTACCTGTTCCCTTCTTTGTGAGAACCTTTCGGAGCATATTGCCTTCATCGAGAGTCAACCCGCCAAGCTTGTGAGCCAGCAATGCAATCTGCTCTTGAAAGATTAGGAATCCATAAGTTTCTTCAGTAATCTCGCGAGCTTCATCAGACAAGTAGCTGATTCGTTGTGGGTGACCCTTTGCTTCTACGTAATCTGAGTCAACGCCGGCCGAAAGTGGTCCGGGTCGGAAGATGGAAGTGATAGCTGACACATCGATGATGTTGTTCGGCTTCGCCTTCACGCAGAATTGTTGAGCACCCGGCTCCGTGAACTGAAAGACACCAGCCCACTTACCACTGTGAAAGATGTTCTCATAGATTGAAGTATCGTGCATATCCATCTTATCGGGGTGTAGCTTTTCTTCGTAGTAGTCTCGCACTTGTGTGAAAGTTGGGTTCTCCACACCGTGATGCCGGCGGAGGATATGTTCAATACAACCCTCCATCATCTTAAGAGTAGACAGTCCAAGTAAATCGAACTTAATGAAGCCCATCGGCTCAAGGTGTCGCACGTTCTGACCTTCTGCCCACGGAGCCTGACGCACACCGCCTGAGTTAATCAGTGGCATGTTGGTGTCAAGATTCTCCGCAATAACAACGCCGCCTGCATGACGGGAGCATGAGCGCACCTGACCCACAAGACCTTCGACGTGTGTCTTAACTTGCGGATATTTGTTTAAGTACGACCTCAATGCTGGCGAGTACTCCATGACTTCTTCCCACGTTGGCGCATAGATGCCGGCTTTAATCCCGTGCTTCCGCTTGGCTTCTGGTGTGGCTTCACGGATCATGATGGAGGTAACTGTGTTTACTTCAGTGAACGGAATGTTATACAGCTTAGAGATATCCTTAATCAGAGACTTAAGTTGCAAAGTGTTCCAGTTAGAGATTGGAGCAACGCAGTCCTCGCCCCACATCTCGACGAGCTTTTCCTTCAGGGCCATACTGTCAGACACATCGTAGTCAATATCTGGATAGTCCTCAGCATCAGAGCGGAGGAATCGCGAGAACAGAAGATCATACTTGATTGGATCAACCTGTGTGATGTTCAATGCATAGGCTACAAGCGAGCCCGCAGCGGAGCCGCGTCCTGGCCCAGTCAACATCATATCAGTGGCGACATCCACGATTGACTTCATCGTGAGGAAGTATTTTGAGAACCCTCGCTCATCAATAACGTTAAGCTCTTGTCTCAGGCGATCGGTATATTCCTTATTTTTATGTAGACCCTTGTCTTTTAGTCCCTCAAGTGCATAATTAACAAGCGCTTGAGTGGCAGTGAATCCCGCAGGCACAACAAACTCTGGAAGCCTGACTGTATTGTCTGGGAGGAATGCTTCGATTCTATCGTGAGCAATGTGATGGGTTTCTTCGATACTCTTGAGAACCATGTCATCGTCATATTCAAACCCCGTAGATTCTGAATACTGTTTGTAGCTTTCCCAGATTTGATCACCGTTCTTTGGGTACAACTCATAGCCGATCTCCTCGACTCCAGCGGGGAGTTGTGACTCTTCATCTGCCCACGATGGACGACCTTTACCAAGCCAGCCCAGTTGTTTATATAGCTCACGATCCTTCCAAGCGTCAGGAGTCGGGTAGTGACTGTCTGCGGTACTAATCAAGCGCACATCCATTTCTTGTGCTGTCTGAACAACATACTTGTTGAGTTCGTGCTGTTCTTTGATGTTATTCCATTGGATCTCGGCATACCAGCGATCACCGAAAATATCTACCATGTTTTGTGTTGTCTCGCGCATTGCCTTCAACACAGCTTCTTCACCTTCTTCTCGGTTCTCCCAATAGTTTCCAGCGTACACACCACCAAGACACGCGCTAGCGGCGATGATTCCCTCGTTGTACTTCTTTAAAAGTTTATAGTCTATACGAGGGTACCTATAAAAATTCTCGCTCTTGTAGGACTCTGAGACGAGCTTAAACAGGTTGTTCAACCCTGTCTGATTTTGTGCAAGGAGAACGAGGTGCCTACGGCGGCGAAGAACATCCTGCGTCTTCTTGCTATTTCCCTCATCCTCAACCGTGGCGCCTGACTGGGCGTCCTTCTTGGCGGCACGGGCCCGCTTCTTATCTTCCATCGCTCTCGTATATTCTTCTCGCCACTCGTCGATAGAGGGGATGAAATAAGCCTCACACCCAAAGATAGGCTTGAAGTCTTTACCTTCTTCCTTCATCTTCTTTGCGTGCAGCACTTGGTATGCTAACCCGTTCATATTACCATGGTCAGTCAATGCTAAAGCATCGCCGCCGTTCTGATAACAGTAATTCATATGGGCACCTGGGTACCCGATTGCGTCAAAGATAGACCCCGCCACTGAGTGTGCGTGTAGTCCAACAAATTTAATTTTAGAATCAATGCGATCCATTAGTGCCCTCCTGTATGTTCTTAGCTTCTATAATATAACACACTTCTTCCGAAGATGCAAGTAAAAAACTCTCTCTGCAGCCATTTCCTACATTTACTACGAGTCGCTTACCTTTTCCGACAAGTGTGTTAACCATAATCCAAATTTTGTTGTTATAAGTAAAGAGTCCGCCTACTGGGACACGACCTAACGTTGTTTTCTCAGTATCGAACTCAATCCACATAAGGTATATTAACATGTGTGTGTGGCAAAGTCAACTCTTTTCTTGGAGTTTCTATAATATTTTCTGATCCCAGATATTCAACGTAGCCCTGCCACGTTGAGATATCGTAATGCCAATCTAATTCGGCATATATTCCAGAGTCTTCACTCAGCGGGCTTAGTATCTGCTCCAGCGAAAAGCTTCTTGCCGTCCATCTGTCGTCTAGTGGAAGCTTTTGATTTGGATACTTTTGGTTGGGTAAGGGGGGTAAATACTCCCTTGTTGTTGTTTTGTTTATTAGATTTCGGCATGCTTTAAAATCGTCTCCTTTCATTGTGAAAGATAGTAATTCTCCATCTTTCGCTGTTTTATTGTTGTGTTTTAGAAAAAAATTAGATTTCGAATTGGAGATACTCTTCCTATGGTTTCTTATGCCATGGGCGTCATATACAGACATTGGAAAGCTAATATAATAGTTCTGTGGGGTTATCCATTTTGATATTTTATATGCTGCGTACCACGAAGAGTACACGCCGTATAAAATTGACCACCCGTATGAATCGCGACGAGCGCGATCTTTAGGGTGTATCGGGACATAATAAATAGGTATCTCGCGCCGATGATCCGAATAAAATTTAGTAAAAGTTCTCTCGTAGTAAACGGGGTCATAAACCCAGTCACCGACCACCTTTCTAATAATCGGGGCCAAATCATTATTCGCAACAATCCAGATTGTGTTACAGCCTGCCATCGCACATTCAAAAACAGACTTTTGAATCGCTGTAAATCCATTATTGACTGGTAGTAGGACTTCTGGTACCGGAGTAGCTATATCTGTTTGTAGGTTAGCTACCGGTATTATTCCTGCTGTGTGTATGTGGTTGCTCATCTAAACCTCTTAAAAATCTATCGTAGCCCAGTTGAGTTGACTGTAAATTTTTGTAAGCCTGTTCTTCATTGAACTTTTTAGTCTTAAAGCCGCTGACCTTGAAAGGCGCATTATATTCTTGTGCATATTTCTCTCTTCTTGTGTGTGTTGTCTTAAATTTGTAATGTTTGGGGTTGCCGTTTGGGCTATAACCGTTAAACTGCCCCTTCATCCCCCTCGACTCCATCTCGGAGAGCATCTTAAACTTTGCCATAGTCTCCGAATAGTTGAAGTCTCGGACCTGCTCGTGTGTCAATACTGACACGACACAAGCATCTTTAACAGCAGTATTTCCATCAATACGGTCTGACGAGTAAAACCATATTCGTTTAACAAAATCATCGTTTGTCTCAATAAAGTCAATCTCATGTTTACCTCCCTTATTAAATGCTATCCAATCATAGCACGTATATTCGCAATTATCAAGCACTTTTTGCTCAAAAAGCCCTTGGACGTTATCATCTCCAAAATAATAACAGTTCTCAAACCTTATCTCTGCTATTTTTGAATATTCATTATAACATGTTATCTTGTTATCGGATGCCCGCATATTTCTACATAAATTAGAAAGAGGCACAGACCCCCGCATTGATAATAGGAACATTAGGCGCTCCCAGACCAAACTCTTGGATAGTCCAACGTCGATTAGTCCTTGATGTGTCGTTAAACTTTTGGCCGCGAGGCCATTTGGTAGATTCAAAAAAGATAAATCAACTGTAGGCTCAAAGTAATCAAACCTGAATGGTTTTCGAAAATCTGAAAAAACTACGGGGAAAAAATTTTGGGCTGCGAACAGAATCGCGCTTAAGGAACTACCCAGAACTACGTTGTTATACTCAATAATCAATCATCACACACGTCACCGGCAGTTATATATCCTGTTCTATCTTCCTCGGTAACTTCTTCTAATAAGGTTTTAATATCTAAACCTGCGCAATCGATCTTTTTCTTGCTAACATGATAGTGGCTCACAAACCCAGTGAACTTGCCGTACGTAACGTCCTGCTCATACTGAGTGGAGGTGTTGTTGAATTGGTTCAGTGGTGTTTCAAATGGTATATCTGTAGCTGCGTGAATGGCTCTCCATAGCGCCTTAAGAGCCTCAAGCTGCTGTGGATAGAATCCCAAGAATGGCTCCAACTTATCGTGATGCACCCAGGTATCTTCCATAAGGGGTCGCTCACCAAATCCATTTTTAACATACCAATCTTGATATTTTGGGTAATAAGCATTTGAAATTTCAACACCAACAGACGCACGGTTGGCACGCTCGGAGCCGGCATGCCATGCTCCATGCTGCATGTCCAGAGTTTGATAGATTGTACCATCATTGTCAATTAAGAAGTGAACTGAGATGCCTCGCTTGTCCAAGACGGATTGACACGACCTGGAACTGAGGCAAACATCCCAATGATTTACAAAATAGCGAACACCTCTCTTTGGGCGGCCGGCATAACTGTAGTGTGTGCCGGGGCTTGCTTTAAGCCCACCTTTCTCTGACCATAGAACAACCTTGTCCCACTTAATTGGGAAAAATTCATTGTTGTAGATAATATAATTTGAATATCTACACTCAGTTGGCTTGTGGATGTCGATCTCTGCCTGTCGCTCAGTCCATAAGCGACGGAAAGTGCTAGGGCCACAGAGACCATCGGCTGTTAGATGGTTTTTCTTT